TGGGCCGGAGGCGCGGCAGAACAGCCAGATCGTTTCGGGCGCACGGTCGCGGGATCAGGCGGCGCTGGTGTTCAAGCTGGCGGAAAAGATGGTTCGGCTGTCGCCGGAGTTGTCGCAGGTGGTGCGAATTGTGCCGTCGCAAAAGTCGCTGGTCGGCCTGCCGATGAATGTTGAATACAAGGCGATCAGCGCGGAGGCCGGAACCGCGCACGGCCTGTCACCGGTGCTGGCTATCCTTGATGAGGTGGGGCAGGTCAAAGGCCAACAAGACGCTTTCATTGAGGCGATTGAAACGGCGCAGGGCGCGCACGACGATCCGCTGTTGATTGCAATCAGCACGCAAGCGGCGACAGACGGAGATTTGTTTTCAATCTGGCTGGATGACGCCAAGAACGCCAAGGACCGCCGGATCGTCAGTCACGTTTATGAAGCGCCGAAAGATTGCGACGTGATGGACAAGGCGGGCTGGAGTGCGGCCAACCCGGCGATTGGCAAATTTCGCAGCCTGACGGATGTTGAGGACTTTGCAAAGCAGGCCGCGCGTTTGCCTGCGAAAGAAGCAAGTTTTCGGTGGCTTTATCTGAACCAGCGCGTTGAAGGCACAAGCCCGTTCCTGAACCGAACCGAATGGGCAGCCAACAAGGCAGATCCGGAGGTGATCGTCGGCGCGACGTGCTTTGCGGGTCTGGACTTGTCAGCATCACGAGATTTGACGGCGTTCGTCATGGCGTTCCCGATTGGCGGAACCTATCACATCATCCCGCAATTCTTTCTGCCTGCCGACGGCATCCGCGACAAAGCCAAGCTGGAAAAGGTGCCGTATGACATATGGGCGGATCAGGGGTTTTTGACGCTGATCGACGGGCCGGTCATCAATCCGGCTATTGTGGCGCGGCATGTTGCCGAGGCGCATGAAGAATACAACATTCAGATGCTCGCCTATGACCGGTGGCGCATCAACGACTTCCAGCGCGAGCTGGACAACATCGGGGCGCAGGTTCCGATGGCACCATTCGGGCAGGGTTACAAAGACATGGCACCGGCGGTTGATAAACTGGAGCGGCTGGTGGCGGAGCATAAGATCCAACACGGAGACAATCCGATAATGAACATGTGCGCGGCCAATGCGGTCGCAACGCGAGATCCGGCGGGCAATCGCAAGCTGGACAAGACCAAAGCCAGAGGCAAGATTGACGGGCTGGTGGCTTTGGCGATGGCGCTTGGCGCGGAAGGATCTGACGGCGGCGAGGTCGCTTTCAGCCCTTGGGATGATCCGGAGTTTACGATTGCGCTTTGACGTGCTATATTTCATCAAAATAACCATGCGGGTGACAGATGGGATTGTTTAATTGGCGGAAAGCGCCAGAAGAGCGGAATTTGGAAAACCCGTCTGCGCCGGTATCGGCTGCGGATTTTTTGCAGGTTATGGGCTGGGGCGAATTGAGTTCTTCGGCGGGCGTGAACGTCACGACCGACACAGCCCTTGGCGTCCCGGCGATCTGGGCGGCGGTCAACTTCCTGAGCGGGACACTTGCTGGCCTGCCGCTGCATGTGTACCGCAAGACATCGACCGGCGGGCGTGAAAAGGCAAACATTCCGCTCGAAGGTATTCTGCATGATACGGCTAACGATGGTATGTCGTCCTTTGAATGGCGCAAACATTCGTTTGACCAGGTGTTCACCGGCGGGCGTGCTGTCACTTACATCGAAAAGAACCGAAACGGCGAGGTCATCAATCTCTGGCCACTGGATCCGAATTACGTTCGAGTTGAACACCGGATGCGCGGCAAAAAGCAGGTCCGCGTTTATCTGAGCGAAGCGCGGACGTATCAAGCCGATGAGGTTTTGGACATCCCGTTCATGCTCAAATCGAACATGATTGACGTGCGCGGCCCTATCGCGACCAACCGTGATGCGATTGGCATGGCGATTGCAGCGTCGCGCTACGGATCAAAAGCGTTCCAGAGCGGGGGCATCCCGCCCGTCGTGCTGCAAGGCCCATTCCAGAGCGGCGCAGCGGCCCAGCGGGCATCTGATGACGTTGCCAAGACAACGGCAAAGCTGGCGCGCGAGGGGCGGCCTGTGATGGCGTTACCGGCTGGCCATGAGATGAAGACAATCGGCTACAATCCGGAGCAAATGCAGCTTTTGGAATTGCAGCGGTTCAGCATCGAACAGATTGCGCGGATTTATTCTTTGCCGCCGGTGTTCTTGCAAGATCTGACGCACGGCACATTTTCCAACACCGAACAGCAAGATTTGCACTTCGTCAAGCACACGCTGAAGCGGTGGATTGAGCAGGCCGAGCAGGAAATGAACCTGAAGCTGTTTCCGCGCGGGTCTGATCTTTACGTTGAATTTAACGTGGACGGTCTTTTGCGCGGCGACTTCAAAACGCGGATGGAAGCGCACGCCACGACAATTCAGAACGGCATCCGCACGCCGAATGAGGTCCGCACAATCGAGAACATGCCGGAGCGGCCAGAGGGTGACAGCCTGATGATACAGGGCGCAACGGTGCCGATTGGCACGCAGCCGGGACTTGCTGATGCCGTACCCGAATGAACACGCGGCGCGGCTGCGCGATCCGGATCAATATGATGAGTTCCGGCGCGAAAATGACGCGGGCGGCGACGGCATTGACTTCATTTATGGCATCAAGGACGGCACAAGCGAATTGCAAGCGATCCGGTTTGATTCTGATGTTTTCAGCGTAGACCAAGCGCGGCAATGGCTTGATGACAATGATTTTGAGCCGATACTTTTTGAACCTGCCGAAAATGTGGACAGAGGCGCGCGTTCCGTGCTATGTTCACAGCAATCTTTGGAGGTCCGCATGGCCGAACGTGAAATCAGGGCGCTGTCTCAACCCGTTGAAGTCAGAGCCGATGACAATGGAGTGATCCGCGTTGCGGGTTATGCCGCTATTTTTGGTGAAGAAACCAACATCGCGGGCATGTTCACCGAGACAATCGAACGCGGCGCATTCAAAAGCGCGATTGAGCGCGGCGATGACGTGGTTTTCCTTATCAACCACGAAGGCCTGCCGCTGGCGCGCACACGTTCCGGCACGTTGAAACTGTCAGAAGACGAACGCGGGCTTTATATGGAAACGGAGCTGGATCCTGACGATCCGGATGTGCGTTCCATCGTTCCAAAAATGAAGCGCGGCGATCTTGACAAGATGTCGTTTGCTTTTGTTCCAACGCAACAATCATGGGACGAAAACGGGGCAATCCCGAAGCGGACCATTCAGGATGTTGAATTGTTCGACGTGGCGATTGTCACGACGCCGGCATATGCTGGCACAGAAATTGGCCTCCGGTCGCTTGAAGCGCACCGTGCGGGGCAAGTGAAGTCACAAGCGGCGCGTCGCATGAGAATGAAGGCACGCCAACCGAGATAGCAGCGGCTCTCCCGCTGTTTCGCCCTTCATGCACCTTGGGCAAGTGCTTGAATTGATCGTCGTGATGACTGACCAGTTCCCATAGATGGAGGCCCAAATGGCTGACGTGAAAGACCTGCGGGAGAAGATGGCGAATATCGCCACCGAGGCCCGTTCAAAGCTGTCCGAAGTAAAGGACGACACCCCAGAAGAGCGCGCATCTGAAATCGAACGCGAGTTCGACGCCATGATGGCAGACCACGACAAGCTGGCCGCAAAGGTTGAGCGTCTTGGCAAAGTTGAAGCTGCACTTCGCGCTGGCGAAGAAATCGATTTTGATCGTCGCCCGACTTTCGAAAACCGCTCGGCACCTGCCGTTGATAACGGTTTGACAATGGATTACCGCGCCGCATTCGCTGAGATGATTGCAAACGGCGGCGAAGGCTATGTCGATTAGGAAGTGCGCAATGTTCTGAAAGAACACCGCGTTCAAACCGGCGGCACCACGACGGCGGGCGGGTTCACCGTTCCCACCGAATTGGCAACATTCATCGACAAAGCGATGATCGCAACCGGCCCGATGTATCGTTCGGATCTGTTCACCGTCATCAATTCCGCTGATGGCCGCCCGTTCAACATTCCAACCATTGACGACACGGCTGTCACGGCTGAGGCGCATACTGAAGGCACACAGCCAACGGATGATGGCGGCAAAGACGCGACATTCGGTCAGAAGTCCGTAAGCGCATATGCATTCGATTCCGAGTGGATTCGCTGGTCGGCGGAGTTGAACGCGGACAGCGTGTTGAACATGGAAAGCCTGCTCGGTGA